ACCGTCAGACATAGCCTGAAGAACAGTCTTGTCGTACTTACGCTTCAGAGCAAATGCACCAGAAGAGGTGGCAAGTGCCTCGAAGTTTACGTGCGAGTGACGCTCTTCAATGTCGTCGATTTTGAATGCAAACGCATTAGCCTGATCAACAACCATAGTAATCTGGTCATCAGCCAAGTCTTGTGGGTTTACAACAGAACCCCGCTGGTAAGCGGATACTGTAACAGTCGGCTCTTTAATGATACGGACTGTGTCGCCAAAGTTTTCAATTTCGCCAGCGTAATCAGTGTTCGTGATGTCTTCAACAACCGAAGCGCGACGAAAGAATTTGAGAACTTTTTGGCTAAAGATTTCTGGTGCAAAATTACCTGAGGGTAAGTTTCCATATCCAGAAGCAGTAGTGAACGCCATTGTTCATTCCTTCTCTATTTTTGAGGTTTTAAGAGTTTAGTTCGATTCGCCCTTCTTGCCGTGCTAGGTCGAGTTCAGCTTCCATCTTCTCGAACTCCCACGGACGCATCTTGGCGATTTGTGAAGCTTTCCAAATCTTCTTTTCACCGCCCCCTGCTTCCGACACAACGTCTTTAGCTTTAGAGGACTTTACTACGGCTGCTGCCGCTTCATTAGATTTGGTCTTCTTCTTTTTAGAGATACCAACATCTGATTTGTACAGATCAAGTACTCTTGAAGCCCAACGAGCATCGGTATTGTTTTTGTAAATACCATCTGAAATAGATTCAGGCTGTTCGCCAAGCCACGTTAAGAACGCTTCATCCTCTTTAATTTCCATAAAATCTGGATGATTGTTCATTAGTTCGCGGTATGCACTTTGAACCACAGTTTCCTTTTCGCGTTCCTGAATTTCAAGTAGTTCTGACTGTAGGTGTTTAGTTCTTTCTTCGGCTTGCATAGCCGCTACAGTCTCAACAACTCCGTATACATCCGGGTACTCTTCACGAAACTTTTCCAACTCTTCAACTGTCTTGGGCATTGGGACATTAGATGCCTGTGATGCCTGTTGCAGTTGCTGCTTTTCAGATTCAAATTGTGCAAGTTTTGTATCGTAGTGTCGCTTTAAATCGTCGTACCGTTTCTTGTAGTCGTGATTTGGCGATTCTTGTTTTGTCTCTACAAAGCTTGGGTCTTTTGCTTCTGTAGCTTCGGGTTCTTCGCTTGCTTCTACTTCAGGGGTATCTTCTTCGTCTTCGTAGACTTCTGATCGATAGTTGCCTTTGTATAAGCTGTCGCTATTTATGGTTCCGAAAGAGTCGTTTGGTTTGTTGGCACGAATGCCGCGTACTTGTTTTGCCATTGTATTTACCTCATCTTGCGGGGCCACATGGCTGTGGGTAGCCGCGTCGGTTGTGTCAGGGCCGCTGTGCGGGTAGCTGACGGATTCTTCTTACGGAAATTCTGGTGATGCGAACGTACGATAAAACTCGTGTCCACCCAGTTCCGTAGAAAATTCTAAATCTTTAGACTCACGCATCCACTGACTAGGAGCGTCTTTGCGTGTGTAGAATAATGTGTTAGGGTCTAATCTGTTAGCTCCCTCTGTTTCGGGGTCTAAGACATTTTGGGCTGCAGCATATGCTTTAGCTAAACCTTTACTTGCTGTACCACCCTTTACTTCTTTAGCTCGTTCAAAAAACGTAGAAGGTTCTAACCCTGAAAACTGAAATGCTCCCCGTTTAGTTTGTTTTAGTAGGGCATCATCCAAAGTCTTTATACCTTTAAAATCATAATAATTAGAGTTTATACGGTTGTTTACTACTTCGCCAATTGCTTCCATGCTTTCAATAGGGTCTGTAGTAGACTGTGTTTCAGTTAAGAATAAAACTGTAAGTTTTTCTTCGGGGGGTAAACTCTTAATAAAGTCCCTGATGTCGCCTCTTTTAGGTTTCTTAGCTGCAAACTTAGTTAGCTTTGCTCTTAACTTTTCGGATATAGGTTGGTAATCTTCCAGAGGAACATCTTTACCTACATCTTTCGCTTCCATACCTTGATCGGCTAAAAATCCACCGTCTGCTGCGCCTATCTTAGCTCCGTACTTAACTTGACGGCGTTGCACTTCAGGCTTGCCTGTATTGTTTATGTTGTCAAGAAACCCGCCGCCGTATTTCTTCTCTACAAAGTCTACAACTTCAGGGCGTATCAGGCGTTCACCGTCGGATAGAGCTACGTCTACCATGTTTCCGTCGTTTTGGGGTGATCCTGCTCGTTTTTCAGCGTCCCCAAGAACTACGTCTAAATCATCCTTGTACATTTCGTTTGCAGGTTGGTTCATTACAAACGAACCCTGTGGTACAGAAGTATACCTGTTGTCTGCTATGCCCTGACTGTCAGATACGGTACGGGGGTCTTTGTTAACGAAGCCCATCTGTGGGGATGCTTCCCCGCCGTTTCGCATACCGATCCGACCGCCCATAGCGTCACCGCCACCAAAGTTATCACTCACACTTCCAAAGCCGCCACCCATACCGCCGCCGCCGCCATCGCTGGTATCACTAGCACTAGGTCCATCATCTCGACCTTCGTCTTCATTACCATAATCGTCATTACCGTAATCAGGAGCATAAGACTTTGGCGCAGACCTAGCTTGTCCGGCAGCTACTGTAGCATCAAAGTTAGCCTGTCTTTGTTGTTCATATTGTGATTGATCAAAAACTTCTGTTCCTGAAACTCCAGAGAGTGTGGTAGTTACGTAACCTTGAGGTATACCCCTGTATCCCCCACTTGTTACGGGAGCCTTTACGTACCCATACTGTGATCCTAATGGGTTAGGCACCATACTTGTCACAACAGAACTGCGAACGTCTTCTGCAATGTTTTCTAAGCCCATGTCTGCGCCTCTTACATCACCATACGTAAGCAAATTGTACGCAGAAGTTACATCGGGTATTGACTTACCAAAAATCTCATCAGCATCATACCCCAGTGGTGTAGCGGCATTTGTTAGAGCAGTTTGTAGATTTCTTAAGTGTTGAGCTTCGCTAATCCCTCTGGGAGTTCCCGGTACCATTCCTGAAAATGTACCGTAACCGGGATCAAACATAGTACCCTGCATAAATTCAGGAAGTGGACTTGTACCAACTATCTGATTGTCTAGTAAACCTACGCCGTATCCTTTTTCTCCCGCATCAACTTTACTCTGTAATCTTTCTAAGTTTGCCATGTTTGCTTTTTGACCCAAAGCCGCGAGTGGACCAAGTGGCCCCATCATAGACTCTATTGCTCCCCCCGGACCTGTAGCACGGTACGTTTGAGTTAGTTTGTTAAACTCTACGTGAGGAGCTAGGGCGTAGTCTAGGGATTTTTGCAAGTATCCTGAAAGTGTGTCTGGATATTCTTTATCCGGGCTGTACGATCCTGCAAACTTGTTGTCTGCAAAGTAATCTACTTGTCTTTGATACTCTTCAGGAGTTATTTGATTGTCATCCCCGTCATCACCACTTACTGTCGATCCAACTGGCCCTGTACCCCTCGCTCTTCCAGTTCCAATTATTTGATCTTGTCTAATTCCACTAGGTTTAGGCGCAAACCCACCCGCCACTGTTCTTACAGCTACTCCGGGTAGTAATCGCATTCCTAGTGAACTTAGGCTCATTTAGTTTTCCTTCGAGTTTACGAACGATTCGTAATCAGACTTTAATCCCTTAAGCATTTCCAGTGAAGTTATCTTCCCCTGCAGCCGGAACAGTTCCAGTTCCGATCTGGCCCCCACCAACGCCCGAAGCGTCATCTGGATTTGCTCCTGCAGGTACGTCTCCAGACTGTCCCATGCTTGCTTGTTGGTCACCAGTGGGCTGACCTTCCGGGCCTGTTCCTTGTTGAGCATTAGCTGCTAATCCTTTCAACATTTCTGCAAATATCTGTGCCTCGTTTACGTCGTTTACCAAGCTGTCAGGATCGATATCCTGTGCAATCGCAAGCTCACGCATGAGGTTTGGTATTTTGATAAATGGTGCTAACATTGGGTTGGATACAGTCTGCAGCAGGGTAGTCAGTCTTTGACTACGAACTTCTTTTTGCATAACGGCAGCTACGCCGCGTGGTTTAATCTCTAAGTCGCCCTCAATATCGGGAGCGTCATCGTTGAACTGCATGTTCCACTGGAAGTACGCTTCTCCAAGAGGCTTTAACAGTGAGTCATCGATGTTCTTGATTACAGTCTTGAGTGATAGACTTGCTCCACCTAATAGCATGGACAGTCCTGATGCTGTACGACCTGTTCCTGTTACTCCAGTTTGACCGTGCATGATTGACGGAAGACCTGTCTCTTCATCTGCAAGCTGTCGGCTAATCTGATACATCTGAATGTTTTCAGGTGCTGTGTTAGGAAACTTGAGGCCGTTGATAGCTGTTCCTGTTACTCCTGACTGGCGACGGAATATCTTTCCGGGGAAGATGTCCATGTTTTGTCCGGGAACCAAGCTTGCTTCATCTACGTCAAAGACAAGGTTGCCAGCTAGGGCTAGGTTGTCAATTGCCATACGAACGTGACCGTTCATCAGCATTTGTGCATCTTCCATGTTTTCCGCTACGCCAACGCCCCATATTTGATAGGGATTGATTTCGTATGGAAAAACTTGGTAGGGAATACGTGCTGGTGTAAACGGATTTAAAACACAACGAAGGACGCAATTACCACAGACCCACACATTCACCTGCAGTTGATCAATAGGGTCCAAACCGTCGGGAATATCCATTCCTACTTCTTGTGCAAACTTAGCATCAAGAACACCCCAGTATTCAAGAACCTCAAACCTGTTCTCTTGATAGTACGCTTCGGTTTCATCTTCACGAATAGTATCTTCGTAATACTTGTCTTCGTAGTTTGATCCCTTTGCAATAACTTCTTCAATAGCATCCTTGTAGAAGTACGGATGATTGATAAGATTACGAAGCTGCAGTCGGTTCATACGATGTCGCTGTATGACGTACTCACAATCTTCTATACTCGTTGCTGCTGGATCAGGGTGAAAGTCCCAAGCGGAAACATGTTCCATACGCGGAACAATTCTTTCGTAGGGAGCATACACACGAGAACCCTCGTCGTCTCGCTCCCATTGGTGTACTCTTTTAGTAAAGTTAAACGGACCTTTTACGACCCCTGTTCCTAAGAGAGATGCTTCAAAGATAGCACTTCTAAATACATTGACTGCACTTGTGTCAAGAAGCTGATCGTGAATGACCTTCTCCATGTTTAGGGCAGCTTTTTGTGCGGGAGAAATTTGTGGCTCTCCGGCTAAAGCTGGTCCCTCTGCAAGAGGCGCACCACTGTACCTGTCTTTTAATCCTCCTAAAAAGTCACCGCTAGGTGGGGAAGCTTCTAATGCTCCCGGCTCTAGGGTTCTTCCGTCTCCCTCAAATCCGTAGGGATCGATGATCTCATCAAGCGGGGTTTGCATGTGAGCAAACTCTGCAATACCTTCGGGGACAGGAGTTGGCTCTACAACCAACGGAAACTTTTTGTTTGCGAACAGGATGTCAATAATCTGTCCGTAAGCAGCAAGCACCTTTGTCTTGGTAATCTTAATGAATACCTTCGACTTTTCACTGTCACGATACTGGGTAGTTGAGTCGTAAATGCCACGAAAGTTCTTAAACGCTTTTAGCCAACGTTGCTCGTAAGCAAAGCGACCATTTTCAGAGTCTTGGAACTTCTTTCGGATGTGCGCGGCAAGACCGGGCATCTCCTCTTCGGGGGCTACGACTACAACTTCACTATCGTCTGGGGGTTGTAGGAAATTATCAGACATTTGAAGTCCTAGCTAAAGTAGTTTCTGTCGTCTGCCATCTTAAACAATGAAGCTTCTACTGTTGGCTTAGTTTGCTTCTTTGGCATATCTTCTGTGATTGGGCCTGTCTGTACACGAGTTGGAAACTCCAGACCTTCACGGTAAAGCTTTGATGCACCCTCATCTGTATCGACGCTGACCTTGTCAGAGTTCATTACATATGCTGCACCGTAGTTGTAATTATTGTCAGGCATAGGTTTGTCTCCCCTATGGGTTAATTTAGAAAGGAACCGCTCATTGATGTTTCTTCACCAGCAAGCGCGGCACTTCTTGCTTGGTTAACTCTTTGTTTTGCTCCACCTGCAGCCAGCATTCCCTGCTGGGTCGGAACGGGATCGGGTATGTTTACAGGAGCAGAAGGTGTTGGTTGTCCCTGTTGGTCGAGGTTACCGAACTCATCGCCTATGTCTTGAACCTGTTGCCCTCTAGCTTGCATAGACTGCATCATGCTAGGTTGTTCTGGGATTGATCGTGCAATTGAAACAACATCACTAGGAGCAACTGGTAGAAACTCTGTGGCTCCTGCTATTCCTGCACCTGCTGTAGCTAACTTGTCTGGAACTCCCAGTTCAACAAGTTGTTCCCTTGTACTAGCATACGTATCTTTTGCAGCAAGCACACCTGCAGCAATTGCAAGAGGGGGAACAACTACCTTGAGTGGCTTTGCCATCTTCAAGGCTTTGGCTATGAAGTCTTCGCCTGATGCAACAGTCTTTTGTTGTTTTTTTACTTTTGTGTCTTGGGAAGTTTGGTCACGTAGCTCTTCTAATCTTTGTCTGTTTTCTAACCTATCCGTTTCATCAAGGTCTGCACTTTTTAAATTTGCCTGTATTTGTTTTTGATTTAAAGAGGCAGATACTTCAGGATCAACTTGTCCCGCTATTTTTCCACCTATTACTTCACCTGACTCTGGAAGAGAATTATAAAAGTCTGGGTTAACTGCGTTCTCATACCCCAGTTCTTCTAAAACTTCTTTTGTAGCCGCAATCGTAGCTGTTCTGTTTGACGGAGAAACAACTCCTACGTCACTCATAAATTGAGCAACAGATGAACTTTCGGACCCGGCTGAAAACAACGCTACATTTTTTGCTGTAATCTTTTCTATTTGTCTTCGTCTAGCTGCAGATGTTGCGTAATCTTCTGCCACATTAGATTGAGCGCGAAGAGTAACAACTTTTCTAGCTTGTTCTGAAACATCGTAACCTGAAAGAATACTTTCATTTAAATTACGAAGTTTTTTAACTCGCATAGGTTCTTGCCGTTTTCCCCCTTTAGGACTACTTACGGTCAAGTAGTCTTTTCCAAAAACTTCATCAAAAACATTGTTAATGCGCTTAGAATTTTCTTGTGTGCTTTCAAACAGGAGTCCTGTTTTTCTATCCCCTATGTGCATTTTAATTGCATCTAAAATTGGCGGTGAAAAAATAGCAGACTTAGAAACTGTTGCTCCTGCCGCTTTAATTTCTACATTCTCAACAACACCAGTCTTAAAGTTAATATCATCAATACTAATACCATTTAAGTCTTCAGGTCTATATCCGCCAAACATGTGCATAAGCAATTGTGCTGCAGCTTCTTTGTCTCCTTTACTTTGTAACCTAGCTGCAGAAGTCTTTAGTTTAGAAAAGACATCATCAGGAAATTCTTTTACTTTTGCGCGAGTGACTTCAAAATCAAAAGTGTTTAATGCTTTTTCTCTACCCAGTTGTGTTTTTAATGTTCTGCTAGGCCAACTTTGACCGTGTCCTGCATCCTCTAAAATACCAGATAAAAAGGCTTGAGCTTTGGTAGCTTGGCTTTTGCCTAGTTGTTGATAACCTTCTCCCTGCATCATTTTTGTAAAAGCAACAGGGTCTGCAGTTATCTCTGCAGGAGTCATATCCAACATACCAGATGTTTCAAAGAATTTTGTTGCAGAGTTTATCTTTGACTGCGACATGCTCTTTGTTTCGGCAGGATTTCTATTTTTAAACAACTCACCGATAATAGTATTATTTATTGTTTGAGGACGACCATCGGGACTGGCAGCAAGCATTTCCTCAAATTCGTTAATAAACTGTGCCATAAATTAATATCCAAATACTTCATCTTGAACCTTGTGTACGTGGTTCTTGATTGCGCCTAGTTGCTGGTGTATCGAAGCGTATCCGCTCATTCGTGTCATCAGCATGTATCGAAGTGCGTCGTATGCGTGATCTTCAGCTTTGGTATCTACGTCTTCGCTGTTTGTTTTGGAGAGGGGTATACCAGCTATTTGTTTCACGATGTTCTGGCAGGATGAAAAGAAACGTATACGTGGTTCCTGTGAGTAGGGATCATCTGCTAGACGACGGTGTATTTCCATCTTGCCCTGAACACGGTTGCGGTCTGATGGAGTCCAGCGAACTCCCTGCCGCATCATCACCTCTGCTATGGATGGCCCGAATCCGGTCTTGTTCCAGCAAGAGGAATCGAGTACGGTGTAGTGAGGTAACGGGTCAAGTTGTTCCGCTTCTAGTATTCTATCAGCTAATTGCTCCGCTGTCAAGTGTTTAGCGTATAATTCACGATAAACCCAAATATTATTATCCCAGTCAATCGCACCCCACAAGACACAAGACGGCGCGGAGTACCCGTAGTCGGCTGCTCGTATGCGGGGCCAGTTCGTGGGAATGTCAAAATGTTCGACCACATGTTTCACTCGTGAGAACTCGGGAAAGGCTGCTCCCTCTGCCACATCCCAATCCCCTTCGAGAAGTCTCTTCCGTTCGACATCTGGGAGCGAACGCAACATAGCCTCGTATTGACCGTCAGCCATGAGGTGGGGATTATCTGTC